TCAATGGTTTCGTGGTTTTTTTATTTTCTGATTTTTGCTTTTGACTATCCTTTTGACTTTCTTAGACATCAGTTTATCAAATTTATCAATCGTAGTATCTCTTTTATTGTTTGTAACGTGTGTATAGATATTAGCAGTAGTCTGTATATCTCCATGTCCTAATCTGTCTTGGATGTCCTTTAAATCTGCTCCAGCTTCTGCTAATAACGATGCGTGAGTGTGTCTGAAACCGTGAGGAGTGATTCTAGGGAAGTTAGTGCCTTCTAGTATCTGATTCAACCAGTACACGGCTGTATTAGACGAATAGAACGAGTTATTGCGATTCTGAAATACATACGTTTTATTTCCGGATAATTCTTTCCATTCATTAAGTAAATGCTCTAGGCTGTTATTTATGCGAATTATACGCATTCCATTCTTTGTTTTAGTCTGAGAGATATATTTATCTTCAATCGAACGTGCAACCGTCTTATTAACGTTTATAGAATGATTTTTAAAGTCAATATCATTCCAAGTGAGGGCAAAAGCTTCACCACATCTTAATCCAGTATAACTTAATAGATAAAAGAAGGTATACACTTCCTTAAACGGTTCAATATATTTAAGAAATCTGATTAATGTGTCCCGATCATAATACTTTAATTTATCATCTTTAAACTCATCTGATTTAGGAAGGTCAACTAAACTCATAGGATTTTTATCAATCAGATTAAGTTTTTGAGCATACTTAAATATCATTTGAGCATATATCTTATAGGACTGAGTACTTTTAGGATATTTTACATACCATTGATTCACTTGAGCCTGGCAATCTTGAATGGTAATTGTATCGATATAGTAATCGCCAAACGCGGGTAGTATGTGCTTTTTAAAATAAGTCACAGTCGCTTGAAATGTGCTAGGTCTTACGCGTTTCTGATACGTTACTACCCATTCGTTATATAGCTCTCTGTAAGTGAACTTTTCCTTAACCACTAATCCAGTATCCATCAACTCAACTTCTAGTCGTTGAAGTGCAGTAGTTGCTGCTAAGACAGATTCAAATCCGCGTCTAGTAGTATACTGCTTTTTACCTGTCTTAGGATTAGTACCACAATAGACTTGAAATTGATAATAGGCTTTACCGTCTTTCTTCTTATATGGCTTGATTCTATCATCGATTCTTTTCCTTGCCATTCTTTACCATCCTTTCTGTTTATGGTAAAATAGGGCATAACAAATAGCCCTATTTTAGGGTGATTTTTGACATTTACCACACTTGTTTCTTGGCGGAGGCAGTGTGGTATTTATTTATAATAAGATTAATCATTTAAATTTCTAGCAAGCTTATCTATTACATCAATAGGTAACTCTAATATATCGAATGCCGTTTTGCCAGAGAATAATTTTTTAGGGGTTAATGAACCTTTTTCTATATAACTATCCAAAGAAAATAGAGTAAGTAAATCGTTTAATAAACGTCCGCGTAAAAAATCATCATTTAAAAAAGCAAAAACTAGATATAAGCAAGTAACCAAATCTTTATTTCTATGATTTTCAAAAGAAATTTCACTAAATAAATTAGGGAAATAAGAATTTAGACAAGTTCTTCTTCTAGCTGAGTTTTTAATTTTTTCTTTAAAGTTACGTTTGCTATGTGCAAATAAATTTCGATATTCCCTAAGGAAATTTAATGTATCCGAAAATTCTTTTGATTCAGCACTATTTCTATCATTGCAACGGATATAGTCAGAACGTATTTCTTTTTGAAGAGTAGTAGGTAGGATGTTATACAATTGTATAACCCTATAGAAATCGATGTCTTGAAGCAAAATCCAAGGCGGTATAGATGCTCGAGGCTCTCTTTGATCAGAAAAATAAAAAGAATAACTTGGAGAATGAGGTTGTAAAATAATCTCATCTAACGCATCTAATACAGCTTGTTTATTTATATGTCTATGATTTCGATAGAGGTCAGGATTAGTATATACAGTATCGTCTGTCCCAAATTCTCGAGAAATCACATAGGAGACTCTAGTTCTGAAACCTTGTTCAATTACTAATAAGTACTTTAATAGAATTGATGATAAATCCATTTCTATAATTTTAGATATATAAAAATAATCAAACCTAGTTTCGTCAATCATTTCGTCTTTTTCCCCATCTTTTAGAAAAATTGGCTTGTATCCATTAATTAACGAATAGTATGAATGATTCTTTAATATCTTAATATAGTCTGACTTAAATTCTTCATTTAAATCAATATTCTTTTTTCTAATCTGTTCTAATTGTTGTTCCCATGATTTAAATGGAATTATTTGTTTTTCCGTCATATAAAGTAAAACACCCCTTCCGCAACAATGTTGCAAAAGAGGTGAGTAATAGCAATCAAGTTGCTATCCATTTCAAGTACACACATAATACAACATCTGTTTAAATCTGTCAAATTTTTAAATTATTTTCAGTCTAATAATACTTTCTCATTTCTTCTTTGATTCCAAACGTTGCTTTTAACGTATCAAACGTTTCTGGAATATCTTCATACTTTTCCTGATATAAAAGTAGCATCAATTCCGTAGCAAATCTGTCTGCTTCATTCTCTAGTTTCCCTTTTCCATTGTATGCAGCAGTGTAGAATCCATCTAACCCATAATGATCTAGTGCATGTTTTAGTTCATGAGCCATGACTAGATACCTCAAATTACAATCATGGATATTATCATTAATCCAAATCATAGGTTTATCATTTGGAGTTGATAACATTAAGCCTTTCAAATCGCTAGGTAACGGCACAAATTTCACGTCAATATTTTCATATTCAGCGATTATAAACGGATTAGCCGTATTGTGACGATTAACTAACTCAGTTACTTCCAATTAATTCCCACCTTTATTTTGTTGAATTTTCTCCCATAGCATAGCCTTAATCATGCCTTCTAATTGCAATTTATCTTCTTCAGATAACTCAATTCCATTGTAAGACATAATTACACTATTACGTTTTAATGCTTGGTCAAAGACAATTACGTCTTCATTAGTAGCCCATTTAGGGATATCTGAACGACCAAGTAAGTAATCTGTAGACACATCAAAGTATTCTGCAACTTTTTGTAACCTTTCGCTAGAAGGGGATTGCTTATCCCATTTAGCAATACTTCCATGACTAAAATCTAGATGACGTTCTAATTCAGCGATTGTCATCGATTTTTCAGCCACTAAATCTTTAATATTTGCTAATAAAGACATAATATTCACTCCTAAAAGCAACATATCAAAAATAAAATCGATAATAATCAATTTAGGTGTTGACAAAGAGATAATAATCGATTATACTCAACATGTAAGCTAAATTATAAAACAAAACAAACAGAAAGATAGTATATAAATTGTCCGCCAAGACTGATATAAAACTATTGATTTGCTTGTGTTATTTTGTACGCTTACATAATAGAATATTATCGATTAAAAGTCAATAGTTTCGATAATTAAAATTGAATATTATCAATTTAGGAGGTGCAGGATGAACGAAGAACAAAAAGCGTTGAAAAAAGAAATTCTCAAAGCATTAATCGATAGAGATTGGACTCCTACTGATTTAGCAAATGAAATGGGAATTTCGAGAATGTATTTAAACGACTTGATTAACTTCCGTCGAAAATCTGACAAGCGAATTAATCAAATTAAAGAGATCCTAGAAATTGGATAGGAGGTGAGAGGATGAATGCTAATAAAAAAATAAATTTACTCGTAGCAGGAATTGCAATTGCTAAACTTGCAAAGTTAGCCTACTACGAGCAATACACAATCAAAGATTTTGTCATTTGGACCAAAAAAGGTCTAAAACAAAAGAAATCGTTGATTGATTCTGTAAAGCTTGGATATGAAACAGCAGAAAAAGCCAGAAAAAGATTAAAAAAGATACGTTATGAATATTTGAAATTTAATATTCAATAATGATTCTGATTTAAATCGATTCGTGCTCTTCGCATTCCATAAACAGTCTATCTAAATAGAGTTCTAGAACTTCTTCGGATAGAGGACGTTTGAATTCATTTGAGAATAATTGGTTACCTTCGATTTTCAAACAGTCCAGCGGAGTCATTATATGATCAACAGGAATTTCATAGTCATAATCCAAAAAGAACCTAATGAAATTGTGTTTAAAGTAAATAGTTATCCAACCTTTAGAAGTATCTACTCTAAATAATTCTGGATTTAAATCTTTATTTTGAACAGATTCACTAATCAATGGTTCTAAATAATTTGAAATAAACTCTTTTCCAGAGCGGACAATTTCTAAATCGGATTTTTGCTGTTCTGTCAATAGAGCTTCAGTGCGAATTTTTGAAATTAACTCATCTAAACGCATTTAAAACACCTCCTTTCCCTACCTCAATTATAGGATTGAAAGAAGGTTACAACAATATGAAATAACTTGAAAGGAGCCAATATAGTGAATTTATTAAGCGCCGATTTTGAAACAAGTTTAAATTCAAAGGTAGTTGAAATCGTAGCAAACGCGATGGAACGATTACCAACGAACAACACTCAACAAAGATACTTAAACAAGAAACAGGCAAAAGCCTATATCGGAGGAATCGACGATAGAGATTTTGACGAGTGTGTATCGATGGGGTTGAAGCAAATCGTAATTAAGAGACCAAGCGGAAGCGCGACAATTCGATACGATGCCAGGGATTTAGATGAGTTCATGGCTAAATACAAAATTTAAGGAGGACAGCATGACACGAGTTGAAATTTCAAAAGCGAGAAAGCTAAAGAAAAAAGATTTTAACAGAACTTATCTCAAGAAATATTGCAAGTTCTTAGGATACACAACATTAATAGCGGTTGGAATGATTGTATTTCTTCATTTGTGGGTAGGTGCAGCAAACCAAAATTATAACCGTTTAGAACACATTAGAAAGAATGATCCATTTTATGTTAAGTCTAATTGAAAATATGTTTGATGATACTGAATTTGATGTTTTACAGAATAGCGAAGTTGTGGGTTCAGTTAAATTTATAAACGGAAGATATTTCTTATCCGTTCAAACGAAAGGAAGCAAGTATTCAAGCAGAAGTACACACAAAACATTAGAGGCTGCTTTCAATACTGCAGTGGAATTGTTAGAGAAATAAAAAAGTGATGACTAAAAATAGCCACCACACTCAAGATTTAAATAAATTATACCATAAAAATACACAAAATCAAACGTTGGGAATTTTATAGAAGGGGGTTGCTTGGATGAATCTATTGAAACAAATTTTAGCGTTCAATCAGCGACAAATGTCAAATCCATTGTCTGCAGGTCAATTCATTTTATGGCATGCATTATTAAATGTTCATAATGATTGCGGAAAGCAAGAATGGTTTACAGTAGCTAATTTGCGCTTGGAATTGTTCACCGGATTATCACGACAAGGGATTGATAAAGCAAGAAACACATTAAAGCAATTAGGGTTTATTGAATACAAATCCAACGGAACAAAAGCAACTGCTTACAAAATTAATCTTTTATATGACGATAGTTTACAAGTTAGTTTACAAGATAGCAGTCAAGCAGTTGGCAAAGAAGTTGCGGAACAGTTGCCAAAAGAGTTGCCAAACGGTTGGCAAAATGGTGGAACATTAAATAAAGAAAATAAAAGTAAAGTAAATGAAAGTAAATCTAATAATAATATATCCGCCAAATTGCTAGAAAATCAATTCAATGATTTATGGGATATTTATCCAAGAAAAGAAAGAAAGAACGATGCATTTAAGGCTTATACAAAAGCTATAAAAAAAGGAGTTGAACACACGACAATTCAGAATGGCTTAAAATCATACATCGAATATGTGAAAGCTAATCAGACTGAAACTAAATATATCAAGCAAGGCGGAACATGGTTCAATCAAGAATGTTGGAATGATGAATACGCAATAGATTCTAATCCAAAAACTAATTATTCAAATTATCCAACCAAACCTAAAGGCTATGTTGAACCACTGCCGGATTGGTTATTTAGACAACAGAATGAAGAACGCGCACAAAGGGGTGTTAATTGATGGAAACATTGATGGAACAAGAACTAAGGGTTTACAAGAAAAATCCGGAACGCTACACATCTATCATCAAAGCCATTTCTGAATTGAAAACAACTGGTGATAAAGAAGCTTATTTAAGCAATAAAAGAAAATTGATTACAGGAAAAATGACTGAAGAAGAATACAATAAAAACTTTGGTTAAGGTTGAGTAAAGGGGAAAACAAATGTTTGTAATTAAGCATAACGGGATGTACTTCCAAGGGTTTAAAGATTATTCATCCATGGAAGGGTACTTAGATAAAAAGCATCCAAAGAAAACATTGAAATTTTGTAAGAATCAGCATAAAGCGTTGGAATTTATTTCGTATGAGAAAGCATTTGAGTTTAAACATAAAAACAACGTGTTAGGAACAGTCACATTAATTCAAGCAGCATCCAAACCGTTTGAACCAATCAAACCGGATGAAAGTTTGAAGTTTGTGGAAGTAAACGATTATAGCGCTCAATTATTAATGGCACGCGATGAGATAGAAAAGATGATTGGAACATCATCTAACAACTTCTACCACATGCAGAAAGACATTTTAAAAGTAAAGGTTAGCACGTTGAATAAGTTTTTAAACAATCCATACAAATTACTTCCAAGAACTAGAAAGAAGATTATAGACAATTTAAAAGCATATTTTGAAGGAGTTAAAATGGCATGAATTTAAATGATCCAATTCATCAAAAGAGAATTGAAAGAGAAGAATTATTAAGACTGGTTGAACAATGGTTTGTAGATAGAAATATGCAAACGCTAGACGGAAGCGGGCAATTAATTAAGCTTCAAGAAGAAGTATTGGAATTGAAACAAGCGTATAAAAACCACGACAGAGCAGAAGAAATTGATGCAGTAGGTGATATCACGGTTGTGTTAATTGGGTATTGCATGCAGCGCAATTTGAACTTCTTAGACTGTTTAGAAAGTGCATATCATCAAATCAAGGATAGAAAAGGGAAAGTGATTGATGGTGTTTTTGTGAAAGGGGTATAACGATGGATTTACAAGAAAATGCACGAATTAAAGAAGCAGTAAACAAACCAAGTCACTATGTTGGAAGCAAAGGATTAGAAGTTAAAGAAGTTCTTGAAAACTTTGTTAAAAATAAAAGTGGTATGGAAGCGCATCGTTGGTGTAGCGCGGTTGAGTATTTATTACGATATGCAGAAAAAAACGGTGTAGAAGATTTAAAGAAAGCTAGAAAAAATATGGATTGGTTGATTGAAGAAGGGGATATTAAATGACACTAACTTTATTGCTTAAAAACGAAAAGAAATATATTTTCCATGGTGTAAGGGAATACGGTATTGAATATGGAAAATATCTTAAAGTTACTTATGTAGGAGAAAAGGACGCTTGGCGTTTTAGAGATAAAGAAGAAGTACATGAAGGATACTTTATGTTAAATGAAATTGTTGGTTACTACATTAATAGATAAGAAGGTGATTAAATGGAAAGATACGCATACGTGAATTGTCAATCGGAACTGTATGTCAAAGATGAACAGATAGAAAGAGACATACCGTGTCCTATTTGTGGAGAGTATGACGAGTACCTAGGTTGCTTTGAAACAACTGCGGAACTAGCAATGTTGATGTGGTTGAATAAATATTCAGGTCAATACATTTTAGACAAGACGGGATATATAATCACGTTCAAGAAAGAGCATGACGTTGAATTGGATAAGGAGTGATTAAATGGAACTACTAGCGTTCATCGCTCTAATTATCATCGTTTGCATGATGATACATTCTTTTAACTATATTTCTTCCGAGCCTTCCGTAGAAACAGAAATGAAACGGATAATGGAAAAGAGAAAAGAAAATATCAAATGGCAGATAAATCGGAATTTAGCAGCTAAGAAAAGAAAGCAGGCAATATTCGAATTACTTGATAATTTCGATTATAGAAATATTACAGTTGATTATACGAGCGACAAATTTAACGTGATCATCAAAATAAATAAAGATGCGTTGATGGAAAGGGATGTTTATTAAAATGTTTTTCAGATTTCCATTTGAACAGTATGTAAAGAGTGTTAAACGTTATGATTTTAAAAATTGCATAATATCGTTTCGTGGAAACTATGTGCAAGTTAGATGGGATGGGTATAGAAAGGTTTGGGAAAGCTGCAAAAGGATTTTGGATATAAAGGAGGATAACGATGGAAGATAAAAAACAAGATGTAAATTCTTTGGAAAAGTTGGTAAAGGAAGCAAATGCATACAGTGGGTGGTTTGCTAATTTAGCTAATGAATTATCAAAAGTAGTGGTTGATATTCAAACTCCCAAGAAAGAGGAAGATAGATGGGAGATGAAATGCCCGTTTCAGCATGGAGATTATCATTGGATTGTTTACGACGATGGTGCTGTTGGTGAAGAAGAGTGGCTAGAATTCGCAGAAGATGATAGTAGATTTTTGCAAGGCAACATCTTCCCAACCAAACAAGCAGCTGAATTAGAATCTAAACGAAGAAATCTACTAACACGATTCAGAGCGTTTCGTAATGAGTGCAATAACGGGTGGAAGCTTGATTGGAAGGATTGCGAAATGAAATGGGACATTAATTATAAAGGAGAAGGGCTTAGAGTGTTATGGACTAATAATATAAATTCATTTTCGACTTTCGGCTATTTCAAGAACAGAAAAGATGCCCAACGTGCTATTGAATTGTTTGGCGATGAAATTAAAAAACTATTTGTTGATTGTGAGTGTGACTAGATGACGGAAATTGATGTAGATAAAGCTATTGATTTGAAACTTGAAGGCTACTCATGGCCGGCAGTTGCGCAGAAGATGGGTTTTAACGATTTACAAGCAATTGAAAGAATCCGGATTAGATGTAGAAGGCATCCAAGATATCCGGAAATTCAACAAGCAAATTCCAGCATTAAACAAAATGAAACTAGATATCAAAAGAAAGATATCAAGGCGGATGGCTCAATCGGTTCAGAAATCAAAATTGGAAGAAAGAATAAGAAAGTATTCACGGATGAAGAACTTCTAAGATTACACGGGTTTGATCCAAAGATTTTTAAATTAAAATCTATCACATCCAACGAATGGACTACACCTATTTCCGGCTCAACATATTACAATTACCAATCAAAGATTGTAGCGGTTAGAAAAGAACCAGAAATCACTGCAGAAGATATTGAAAGAGTACTAAGCAAGTTAAAGCCACGAAAAATAGAGTTATCGTGTGAAGAAATACCAGAAGAATATCTATTGATTCCGTTATCAGATATGCACTTTGGGTTGAATTCTAAATATGACTATGCTGCATTGCAATGTGAAATTGCAGATAGAATATTGAACAGATATGAAGAAATACTGATCACATTGCACGGTGATTACTTTCATGTGGATAATCTGTTGAATACAACTGAAAAAGGCACACGGATTGATGAAGTTGATTTTGATGCAAGCATTGAAGATGGATTTAATTTCATCATGCCACTACTAGATTTAGCATTAGAGAATAGCAGAAAGGTAACATTGGTTTATTTAAAAGGGAACCACGCGCCTTCCACAGATTTTGTATTTGTAAAAGCATTGCAAAAGCTATATACGCAAATCAAATTTGATTTAAAATTTGATGAATATAAACATGCTAGACTGGGGCCACATTCAATCTTTCTACATCATGGAGATAAGATTAAAAATCCGGAAAAGTTGCATCAAGTGATTACTGCTAAATTTAGCAAGGAATGGGGAGAGAGCCAATCACGGTATTTAATTACAGGGCATTTCCACCATGAAAAATCACTATCCTTTGCAGGGCTTACATGGTACCAATTGCAAAGCCCAAGCAAGCCATCAAGCTATGATAGTACTTATGGATATGATATTAGCGAATCCGGACAAATGTTGTTTGAATTCACTAAAAGCAAACGTAGTGCCATCTACTTTGTATAGATGAAAGGGGAATAAACATGGAGAAAAAACAATATAACGGTTGTTCATTAGGTTTTGTAGCAGTTCTAAGCTTAAGTTTAATTTTACTTATTTTGAAGTTGATGGGAGTTCCGTTGAAATGGATTGTGGTGGCAGCACCGTTAACAGGTTCAATTATGATTTTCTTAATCTTGCTATTCTTCTCAGCAGTAGCACAATTATTTTTACAAGCAGTAGAAAAAATGCGGGGGTAACATGAAAGTAACAGTATATAGTAAACCATCTTGCATTCAATGTGAGATGACTAAGATGTATTTAGATCAGAATAAAATTAAATTTGAAACAGTTGATGTTTTTGAAGCTGAAGGGGTATTAGAAAAGATTAAATCATACGGATTTCAAGGTATGCCAGTAGTAGTGATTGATGATAATTTTGAAAATGCGTGGGTAGGCTACAATCCGGATAGATTGGAAGAATTAGAAAAGGGGAATAAATAAACATGAAACGATTAGGGTTGGATGAAAGAGCAGTATTAAGATTAATTCCAAATAGCGATACTAAAAGAATTAACAGGGTTGACATTATGAGAATTACTAAGTTGTCAGAAAGACGCGTTAAAAAGATAATTGATGTCCTTGTAAATGATTTTGATATTGTGATTATTGGGGAAAGAAATGGTAGAACAGGTTATTTTATTCCGGTTACTGATGAAGCAAGAAGAAACGGAATTAAGGCAATGAGAGCGCAGGCTTTTAAAGAAATAAAACGTGTAAATAAAATTCTTAAAAGTGACTTGAAAGCTCATGAACAATATTTGGGGGTTTAAAATATGATTAACAATGTATGTTTAGTAGGAAGATTAACTAGACCGGTAGATTTAAGATATACACAAAACGGAACTGCTTTTGGTTCATTCTCATTAGCGATTGACAGGAACTATAAAAAAGAAAGCGGCGAAAAGGAAACAGATTATATTAATTGTGTAATTTGGAGAAAACCGGCAGTTAATCTATCTAATTTCACTAAAAAAGGCTCATTGATTGGAGTTGAAGGAAGATTACAATCAAGAAGTTACGAAAATAAAGAAGGTCAAAAAGTATATGTGACGGAAGTGCTAGTAGAAAACTTTTCATTACTAGAATCCAAAGCAGTAACAGAAGGTAGACAACAAGCGCCAATTGGAAATGTAGAACAAGTTCAATTTGGAGAAGTTAATGATGACGATTTACCATTCTAA